CTGATCTTGCCACTGGGGCTAAGCCAGAGGATGTAATTGCATACTACGTCCAGAAGGAAGTCCAAAAGGCTATTAAAGACTCTGGTGTGGATCGTCTTAGCCAGGAGATGCAACCTGTTGCCCATCGAGAGAGGGTTGTTTCCGCTTACAAGCATTTTGCTGGCGAAAACCCCAAGCTCGATCACCAAAGGCTCGCGCCGCTTACTGGTCAAATCATTGATTCGGATCAGGAGCTTAGTGAGCTTGCGTCAGTCAATCCGTCTGCTGCCATTAGGCTTGCCTCCCGCGTTGCTCGTGCGGAGTTGAGTGTAGCGGCGACAAAGAACAAACAACAAAAGAAGCGCCAAGCTGCACCAGTCTCTGCAAGAAGTGGTTCGACAATCAAGCGTAAGCCAGAAAGCATGCTTGAAGCTGCGACCCGCGCCCTTAAGGAAGCTGGAGTGCCTACCGACGGCTTCTAGTCTTTAAGGAAGTAAAATGCCTGCTGTTACCGCAGTTATCCCCTTTGACAGGGTTTACTCGACCACCGCCGCTGCCGAGCGGTCCACGGTGGCGATGGAAATTGTCCAAGCTAACCCACTCCTTTGGCACATGTATCGCCAAGGCTCCGTAGTCTACGAGGGCGGTACTGAGTGCCGCGTTCCTGTCGTCCTGACCGAGTCGCAGAACGTTGGTGCCATTGGTACCTACGCGACCTTCTCGACCACGCCGGAAGATGGCCCCGACAAGGCTCGTTTCCCGACTTGGTACAAGAACCGTGCGTCGATGGTTATCGACAACACCGAGCTTGCTCAGAATCGTGGCAAGTACCAGATCGTTAACCTGCTTCAGGCGAAGCTTGCGATTTCCAAGATCAGCATGATCAACGACCTCGCTCGCCAGATGTACGCTGACGGTGGTGCTGAGTCTGCTACCTCAACCACGCCTCTTGAGCTTAACGGCTTGCAGTCGATGATTGAGTTCGCGGCCCCCGCTGCCCAGACGCAGGTTGTTGGCGGAATCAACAAGGTGACCTACCCGAACTGGCAAAACCAGTACGGTCTTATGACTGCCTTTGGCACGAATGGCCTCGATATCTGGGAAGAGGTCTACATGGACTGCTCCCAGAAGGGCACCCACCCGGACATCATCCTCGTGGATCCGATTGTCTACCGCTTCTTCAAGCGACTCGTTGCTCCGAATCAGGAAGAGCGCGACGTTGCCTTGTGGAACCAGGGCTTTGAGAACTTGCTGTTCAACGGAACGCCTGTTGTTCCGTCCGAAGAGCTTAATAACTCAGGCCAGTGCTATTTCCTGACGACCTCTGGAAAGCGCGGAGTCAACGACTTCAACCTGAAGCCGGAATACTTCGATGTCCCCGGAAAGAACCCGCTGGTTCAGTCCAAGGGCACCGGAATTGGTCTTCAGCTTGGCATTCTTCAGTCTGACGATTTCCGCCAGACCGAGTTCATGACGCCGCCTAACAGCGATGTCATTATCGCCCACACGTACTTCACCTCGATGTTCGTGACATCCTCTATGGCTCGCCAGGGATGCACTGACTTCGGTGGTGCGGCTCCCACCTTTTAAGCTAAGGGAAGGACAAACAAATGTCTGGATTCATGTTTGGTGGTTCGGCTCTTACGCTGGACGTTGGTGTTACTAACAATACGGTTCAGCCGTGGACGGCTGGAGACATCGTTCAGGTTGACCTGACGCAGGCCGTTCCTGTTGGCGCAACCGAGAGCACCTCTGATGGCTTTGATGCTGTTCAGTGCGGCAGTGCTGTCGGCTCTGTTGGAAACTACTCCGTTACCGGTGTTGTGCTCGCTCCTGCGGGGCTCAGTATCCCTGCTGGTGAGGACTGCATTATTCGCATAATGGGAATTGCTCACGTTAAGGGTGTTGCTGGTGCTTTCACGACCGGCCAGCTTTGCACCCCGACGACTGCCCTTGTCCCTATTGCACCGCCTGGTGCGGCGATTGACCTGACTATTGATGCCTCGGTGGCTCCTGCGCTTGGCGCTATTGCTGCCGCAGACCTTACGCCTAAGTGCGTTTGCCTTGAGACAAACGGCGCAAACCCCGCAGGCGGTCTTATTAAGGTCTGGATGAAGGGCCTTCCGCTCTAAAAACTAACGTGTGTAGCGGGGGGCTTCGGCCCCCCGCTTTACACAGCTAGGAGAATTTGAAATGGCTGTTGCCACACACGTTAGTCGGGTAGCGAAGGAATACGCTCCCTATGGCTATTCGATTGTTGAGGATGTTGCTGTTAGGTTTGGGGCGCTCACCCACGGTGGGGACCACAAGCTTGTTGCCTTGGCTCCCACAGACGCTGATATCTATGTTGAGTCGGCTACGCTGGTGTTTGACACGGTTGCCGCTGCAAACGCTGACTGGGATGTGTCGATTTATAATGAGACAGACGGCGCTGCGCTTAATAGTGCGGCTGTTGCGACTGGAAGCGTTGCCGCATTGACTCCGCAGGCGATCACTATCAACCAGCACCAGACTGTTGCCGTCAACGACCTTCTTGTCGTTTGGTTTGATGACGACGGGAGTGCGGGGGCCTCGCCAACTGGCTCGGTTATCATCCGCTATCGGCGTCAGGCTTAATCTAAAACCCACTCGCTCTCTGGGGGTCTTCTGTGGATCTATCCGAACTCAGGACGGCCCTCAAAGAGCGGCGTGAGGATTACTCGCTCTCAGACGCGAAGCTCAATCGCAAGATCAACCAGTCCTACCTAGACATCTGCTCTAGGCGCAAGTGGGGCTGGCTTCGTCGTGAGTACACGGCGAACATGTACGCGCCTGTCACACTTACTGGTACGGCAGCGACGGTAAACTTCGCGGCAAATGTCGGGGAGAGGTTCATAAGCTTCGACGACGGTTCTGTTGTTCCGGCGCAACTGCTTATGCCGCCTGCATGCGGTGTAGGTAAGCGGGTGATCATAGACGGCGACTTCTACGAGTTTCAGTATATGAGTCAGCCAGATCAGGCCATATACCCGGGGGTTTGGTTTGGGTGGTTGGATCGACCATATCAGGGGCGTCTGTTCCCGGATGGTGGCGCACCTTATTACGGCGAGATAACATTTCTATTTCATGAGGTTGCGCTTCCTGTTGGCGCTCAGTCTGTTGTTCAGACTGTTTTGTTTTCTGGGAGTAGCTCTCCGCTCACGCTTAACGCTATTCAGCCTGCTGCGATGGCGTACAAGAACAAGGACACCCTTGGTCTTCCAACCCAGTATTCGGTGGTAGAGAAGGAGCCGATACCAAGGCCAACAAAGCCGATAAGGGACTTTAGCCAGACAAACGCACTCGCCACCCCGGGGCTAGGGCTTCAGAGCTATTCTGCGGGCGCTGCCGGGAATCTAGTCGGTGGCTCAACGTATACATACTGGTACACCAACTACTGTTGGCTTTCTGGGGCCGAGTCGGCGCTAAGCGACCCAGACACAATCACACTTCCAGCTTCACACAACGCAGTGTATCTCCCGGACATAGCTGCACGAAAAAACTATGTAATTCGTGTTTACAGAAGCAAGGGTAGGCCAGTAAAGAGCGGACCACTCACTCCCGCCGTCGTGGCAGAGGGGCACCCACGGTCGGGGGGGCAGCTTCCATTCCTGATAAGAAGCTGGCAGTTTGAGGAATACCTTGACGGATCGTCGTTGGTCCCGCCGTGGCTCGGCGCTGGTGGCGGACAGGCTTTCGATTTGCTGTCAGACGATATGCTCCGGGAGAGGGGGCCAGATAGCGCCTCGTCTACGTTTTTGAGTCTTTATCCAATTCCAAATAGCGGGGACAGTCAGGCCAGGAGAAAGGGTGATCACGAAGGGACTGGCGGGGATGAGCTTTATATCCTTTACCAGATGGAGGCTCGCGCCTTTAGTGCAGACAGTGACAGGCCGCAGTTTGACGCTACATACACAAACGTCTTGCTGGATGGCGCAGAGCTTTTGATGCTTACGGCGAACGACGAGCAGAGTCGCGCTGGTCATGTTCAGCAGCGGTATGAAGCTGGTATCCAGCGGATGATCATGCAGGATCGGCTTAACTTCCAGCAGAGGGCGCTTATATCTCGCAACTCTCGCGGTGTTCGCGGCAAGCCAAATGCTTGGTACGGGTCTTTGCCTAATTATGGTGCTGGCGGTCTGGGTGGTTTCTAGTGACAAAGGCGAAAGGTCGCGTTGAAGAGGTAGACCTTCTCCAAATAGCGGGCCTTGACGGCCGCGTTTGGCAGAAGGACGGCTCATCTACGGACAACTCTGGCATTGTTTTCACTCTTCGCGGCGAGGTTGCGAAGATAAAGGGGATCCAGCCTCTTCTTGAGTGGGCGCAGTACCGCAAAGACAAGCGGGAGTCTGCGGATGACGACCCTGCTGAAGAGATCAACGGGACTATCTCCCCATTTTGGAACGACACGACCGGCAAGCTTTACCCCGCTATGTCGATTGGGGCCTTCAACCTTAACGGCGCTGTTGAGATCCTAGTTGAGTTCGGCGGCATGGTCGGCGTTGTTCGCGGCAATAACATCGATGTGTTGCTGTCTGGGCGGCGAGTTGCGACTAGGCCGTCAGAGGGGACGCAGTTCCTTCAAGTTGGTGGCGCTGTTCTAATCCTAAACGGCGTAGATAGGAATATGAAATGGGACGGCCATGTCATGTCGCCACTAGGCATACTGAGCGTTCCAGGCGTACCAGAAACGCCAGGATGGTCGTCTGGTAATGATGTAAATGGCATCTCTTGGACGATTGGCGCAGCCAACACCGCGCCAGGGACTGCGATAATTAAGACAAACAACGACGTATCAAACGAGTACAAGTACAGACTTACCTGGGTAAACAACCAGGGAACGGAATCGGAGGCATGCGCCCCCTCTGTGGCGGTCTCTGACAGCAACGTAACTGGTGCTGCTGTTCCGGGGACTGCTTTCTGGGTAAGGGTGACTGGCTTAGCCCAGGATCCGCCGCAGCCAGACATAATCGGGAGGAGGCTCTACCGGGCTGGCTCTGCTGGAATCAATTACTACCTGTTGGCCGACCTCCCTGGGTCCAAAACGGACCTTTACACAGACGGAACGTCCATAACTTACATATCTCCAGTGGAGCTTTCTCCCGCTGGCTACAATCTCCCGCCGCCGGTCAGCAAGTTTGCGATGTTCCTCCGTGGAGTTACGTTTTACGCAGGATCGCCAAGCGCCCCAAACATCCTCTACTACTCGCGTGGAGATGGCCTGAAGGAGGCTGTGCCGCAGCCAAGAAACGCGATACAGATAACGACGGAGGACGGATCTGACTACATAACAGCCATGTGTGTTGCGTCTGATTACGGTCTTGTTTTCACAAGACGCAGCATACATATGGTTACGATGGACAAGAATAACGATCCAATCGTTACCCCAGTAAGCCAGACCATTGGCGCTTCTGGGAATCGGGCGGTTGTGAATTTTGAAGGCCGCGTTTACTTCTTCGCAGAAAGCGGCGTTTTTATGTTTGACGGGTCAGCGCCGCGCCCGCTCTCTTCAGAGCTAAGTACCCTCGTAGAAGACCTTCCAGCCGCGTATCTAAAGGACATCGTTGCCTTCTCTGAGCCAAAAGAGCGGCGGATTTGCTTCAGCGTTCGCGTGTCAACACCCGACAGAAACGAGGCGTCTGGGGTTGATGAATACGGGATTCCGCTGCCTATTACGCCAGGAGACGGCTCTGGTCACCGCAGGGCTCGTCGAACTGGCGAAAACAACGAGGTTTGGTCGGTTCACGTGGATACCGGGGCTGTGTCGAAGACGGGTGTGTCCGTGTTCGACGCTATGCAGTACAAGGGCGAAACGCTTGTTACGTTTTCAAGGGATCAGTACGGTCCCATACTGAACCCGCCGCCAGCAACAGCCCCACACGACACTTGGTTTAGGCTCACAGACATTGGGATGTGGGGCTGCCTAAACAACGTGGCAGAATCAGACCCGATCAAGTCCTTTTTTGAAACTCGCTGGCTTACCGGGAAGAACCCAGAGTCAGACAAGACGTTTTACCGGGTTGATATTTTCTATACGCAGACTGGCGACTATGAGCTTGATCTTGCTTGGTTCACCGACTGGGATCACGATCCTGTCGGGGTTGCAAGTATGCCGATGATGGACTCTTCTGCTGTTACGTGGGGTGGGTCTGTTGAGGACATAAGAGATCCTGGCGATGTAAAGGTGAGAAGGTGGGGTGACATCGGGTACGGAGGCACCTTTGAGCCGGTAACAGGAACGACCTGGGACGAAGAGCGGACCAGATCCGTCAGGGTTGACCTGGGGTCTGGGATGGTAAAGACATCGCAGCCGTTTCCTGCGGAGCAGTACGGGGACCACGGCGAGGGTCTTACCGCTAAGTCTATTAAGCTACAGTTCGGCTGCCCAGAGATGACAGCCCTGTATCCAAGGTCTGGGCGACTCTGGGAGAAGTGGAAGATAGTTGGCTTTATCCTTTTCTACTCAGACCACGGGATACGGTCAGACGGAACAGACGCCGACTACGAGCAGCCAGACTTTGAGTCGTATGTTGCGGCTATATCGTGATACGAGACCTTCAGATGAGACTACAACGCGCAATCTCGGAGGCTGACCTTGGCCTTGGGTCGGTAGCCTTTAGGGCAAACCCGCTTGTCGCAACGAACAGAGCGCTTCGCATGCTTGGTGCCCCGCAGATAAGAGACATAAACTCTAGAAGAGAGGTTCTTAGGGCGGTTATCTACATAGAAAGCGCAGAGGGGACGTAGCCATGCACTACGTTAAAAAAAACAAGTTCAAGGACCGCCTTATCGCGGACGCAAAAGCGACCGGCAGGGAGATAAACAGGGCCCAGGCTCAGGTTCTTTCAATAGATCAAAACAATATCGGTGACGGGAAGTTTGAAACGCTTCCTGGCTCCCCATCACCGATCCACACCGGGGTGCTTCGCTCGTCTGTTTTTCCGCCAACGTCGCTATCCACGCCTGAGTCAGCGCATGAGAGCGCTAACTCTGCCACGAGATATCACCACCGACAGAGCTACCCGTTCGCGTCGCCGGTCAACATAACCGAGACGGAGGTTTGGACGGACCAGGGCCCCGGTGGAGGCCAGCAAGACTTCACAGTCTACGAGGCTGCCCCGTACCTGTTTCTCGGACAAATGAGCGTGCGGGGGAACATGGTTGACCCAACCGTTCAGCCCCTTGTTCTTAGCCTGTCAATTAGGCTTAATGGCGAGATTCTACAGCCTGTCTCCACCCAGTCGTGTGGTATGTGGTTGGGGGCTCCTGCTGTTCACCCTTGGGTAGAAGCGCCGTTATTCTTTTGTGCAACCAGAATTCTTGTTCCAGCGGACTACTCTGCGGTGCTGACTGTTCGGATGAATCGTGGGCCAGGAATTGCTGAGGTTTCTGAGGGCAACATCGCCGTCGTTGGGTTTATACGATGAGTGACGCGCAGTTAGTAAACACGCCAGAAGTTGGAAAAGAATCCGACGAGAGAGAGGTTAAGAGCAACCTTCTTCTTCTTCGGGAAGCGATGGAGGGAATCAAGGACGAAAACATAGAGCCAGGGTCTGTTTTCACCAGGCACATCGTCCCAGAGGGCGGCACACCGTACTCAACGGAACTTGCATGGAAAGATGTTGTTCATTTTGAAGATGATTTCCCGGTTGCATCTGTCGGTGCCGCGACCCTTGGCGTGGACACGATCATGCTTCCTTCCGTTGGAGGCGTTCCAACTGGTGAAACCATTGACTGTCGTGACGTTAGCCTCGTTGTTGTGATTGCATCCATCCCGCAGACGAATCAAATACTCTCAGAAGACACGCACGGTTTTTTCCGAATCAGCGTTGACACTTCAGGTCTCCCATTCACAATCAGCGAGGCCAACATACAAGCGGCCACAGAGCAACTTGCCGTTACTGCGGGGGGGGGAGCCCTGAACGACAAGTGGATTATTCAGATGTTTGGTGCCTTTGAGCCGACAGAAGACGAACACCATGTTCACCTAGATGCTCTTGCTCTCTCGTTCAACCTAACCTGTGGCATTAGCGTAGGAATCCCAAGGTCGAGGTACAAGATGACTGTCATTACGGTTAGAACCTGATGTTGCCTAGCATCCCGGCTGGCCTCAGTAACGGCGACACTTTTCGCGCAGAGCCGTTAGACGAGTCGTTTAACAACTTAAGGCGTGTTCTAAACTCAACTGTTGGATCTCACGGGCAGCCTTGGGGTAAAAATATACCGGCAGACGCAGCCTCTATCGGCGCAAGGTCAATGCAGCAAGGGTGTAGCCTTGAGGTTGCCAGGTCAGACCCGAACATAACCGGCCCAGAAAACTTCACCGCAAAAGACTACGCTGCCGCCGCTGGAAGCTGGTATCCGTGGGGCGGAAAGAGCAACGAAGAGCAGCCAGCGGGTGCGTCAGTTACCTTTGCAAATAAGGAGCCATGCAAGGGTCTAATTATTGCGTCTGTCGCTATGGACAGAAGCTTCAACGACCACATTGGCAGCCAAGCCGTCTATGTCACGCATAGGGTTTCCGCAACACTTCAGCTTCTGCTAACACATCCGAGTGGCGCAACCAGCCTTATAGACAACTTCGGAGAAAGCCTTAGAACTCAGCACGACGACACCGCCCTGGCTCTTGGCGGTGACACTGGTCAGGCGTCTGGGCTTACCGTGTGGGCGGTATTGAACCTACCAGAGGTTGGGACGTACTCGGCCTCTACAGTACTGTTTCTTAATCTTATCGCCTCACAGGGGACCGTAGTAAACAGTCTTGTTTCGGTCTCTCAGCAGCTTGGTTCTGGCTCTTCTATGAGCGTTTTCTTGTTTAATAGGTAGGGTTGTCTTATGGCTGCAATTAGATACCAAGACCTCTTGTCTGGCATGGACGCTCTTAGGCCGTCCTCAAACCGGATGGCGCTTGAATATGCGTTGCGCCCAGCCGTGTCCAATCTAAGGATGCAACAGCGAGAGCGAGCGGCCGAGCTAGCCAGACAGCAGGCGGAACTAGATAGGCTTGCTGTTATGGCTCGCGGAAATAAGAGTCTCGGCTCGGCAATCGGTGGCACATTTGGCAATATTGCTGGCGCTGGTTTAACTGGGCTTAGGACTTGGGATGCTAGGGATAGGCCAACGTTTGCCGAGTCAGATGAAGACCTCAGAGACCTGTTCGCGGACATCTTTGGCCCATAAGGCCGAAAGGTAACTATCGACGATGCCTTCTTCACAGGAAACTTTTCAGGGTTGGCTAGACCAGGGCTACATCCCGTACCGTGGTTGGTCTCCACAGCAACAGTGGCAGTACGACCTTGCTTCAGAATACGGCCTTACAGACGGCGGTCCATTTGCGCGTGGGAACCCGTTTTATGAGGGCGCTGGCGCTAGAGACACCCGATGGGATGTTTCTAGCAAGCAGGACATACTCGACTACCTTGAGTTC